CATCTGGGTACGCTCAATCTCTCTACGAGTCTCCTGTATCTTGGCATAGCGATTCTCGACCCAGAATGCAGCACTGACTGCCCCAACAATCAAGAACACGACCACTGCCCACTGCTGCGGAGTTAGGCCCAGCAGAGTCTTGACAACTTCTTCAGTATCGCGTAGTCCCATGTTCTACCTGTTGATGATAACACCGTATGCACGAAAGCGTGGCATGAAACACATGCTGCCTACAGGCTGAAACTGCACCAGTTCCCAACCCAGTTGATTCATGCAGATGTTACCGTACCAGATGCCGTCTCTGCCCAATACAACTTCAGTGCTGGCAACACTGGGCAGCAGCAATAGTAGTAGCAGTATTGACTTCAGTAGCTTCATACTGCTATTTATCGTTGGTTGCGGTCGCCGGGGATGATCCGGTCCTTGGGCTTATGAGACCCACATGCTCCACTACACTACCCCGCAAGAGTATTATTCTATATGATGATATTTTGGTGGCTCATGGTGGTTCCGCCCCACCGATATATCCTTATGAAAGATCCTGTTTACTATTAGCATAATGAGCCGTTATCTTAAATATTGTCCTATAATCTTTCTCACAATCTTCTATTTCAGATAGAAAGAAAATATTAATTTTTATATTCTGCTGTTGTTCGATTAATGTATATTTTCTTCTGGACTCGGGAGCAAAATATCCTTTAGTGTCAATATACAAATTTTCTTTCGGTAGATAAAAATCTATCATACATCGTCTTGTCTGATTTCCATCTTTAAATTTAATCGGTTTTGCATACTCCCAAGTAATTCCTGCTTGATCTAAAACTTTAGCAAATCTAACCTCATAAGAACCACGAAGTTTAACTTTCTTTCCATCTTTTTTTTCAAAGTCAAAATACTTTACATGATGAAAACCACCGGACTGATTTATTGATCGAATAAATGACAAATGTTCTTTTTCTGAAACTGTCAGACTTCTTCTTTTTCTGCTTATTTTGCCAGAAGAATATCCGTCAAGCAACGAATTTGAAATTTTTAAAACACTAGAATTATTCTCTTTGGTTAAACCTTTGTTCCAAATTGGTTTTTTCCTACTAAAGACTGGTTTTTTCTTATTTGAATTTAAATCGCACTGTGATTCGTGTACCCCACGACCAGAAGCCGTAAGAAATTCTTTGCCACAAAATTTACAGATGCATTCGAATTTTCTATTTTTGTCCCATCTCTTTATAGATGATCCATTGCAAACCTTGTTATGTTTATTAAATCCAAACAGTGAAATCTCACTATTACATTTTTCACATATTCTATAAACAGATTTTCCTCTTGGCATATAATTCTCCCGTATCATATTTATACAAAAGAACTACTTCCTCTTAAGATACCTGACCATATAGAAACACACTGTCTAATGTGCTTTTATATGGTAGGGGTAGGGGGACTTGAACCCACCAACTTACCGGTTAAAAGCCGGTTACTCTACCATTGAGTTATACCCCCGATGCTGACTACTTGTTTACCGTGCCCAAGCAACCAACATCGAGGGTCACCTGGACACTACATCTTCGCAGATTTCATGTCACTCTCCAAATTATGCCTGTCGGCTCTCAGGCTGCCTCACTACTATGTACACAGTATACTACGCTCTACATATGTTGTCAAGAACTTTCGGACAACTGTGCTACATTGTTGGTGCCGCCGAGAGGGATTGAACCTCTTTTTACGGTTTTTCAAACCGTCACCATGACCACACCGGTTCCAGCGGCAATTTTTACTTAATCAAGGTCCCTTAAAAACTTGAGAGACATACGGGTGATAATAGTTCATGAACCAATACATCTCTTTACAGTGCTTCATCTCGACAAACATATCTTTGCTGTCAGCTTGAAGCACCAACTTCACAATCAGAATCGGAAACACCTGATCGCAGAAACTGTGTTGATTCTCACGAAGAACTTGATGATCAGTTTTAAGAATCCGATGAATCTGTTCACGCACTTCATAGCCGAAGTCGGTGATCTTGGGAAACTCAGCAGTAGTGAACTCTAGAAGCCGATCAATGATCGGTGCTCGTTCAGCAATATGCTGCTTGCTCAATGCCAGATCGACTAGTTCAAGTGCTTGCTCACGCTTGTTCATACTATGATCTTCAGTTATTGAAAAGTTCATGTGTATAGTAGCACAATGCGTTGATATTGTCAAGTGCTACCGTTACGAAAGTTTGTCATTTGCCAACTAAAGATGACTTTCGTTTGAAACATCGATGTTCATAGAATTCTGAGGCAAATCTTTTCATATGAATGTGAACCTTTTGTGGCTTTACACCCAAAATCACCGATGCTTTGTTGACCCAACCAAACGAAGAGAAGTCTATATCTGATGACAATAGCTTCTCGATTTTTGGTCGCATCTTTATTTCTGTTTTTCTAAACGCTTTTACTCCAGGAGCTTCCGTTTTTTTAGAAAGCTTTCTCATTTTCTGTATCTCAAAATACTCCCGATAGTCTGGCTGCTCGCGCTTTTCTATCAAAGTCTTGAGAAGAGTCTTATCGAAGCAAGAAGAGTAGTGTAGCTCTAATAGCTTCCATCCAGCAGATTCTATTAATTGATGTCTCTCTTGATAATAAGATTTCAGTGTACCATCACTATTGTAGTGCTGATTACCGTTGACCTCAATACCGAACATTATATCAGGGAAAGCAATGTCTATGGAAAAGTTTCGATCAGTTAACGGAATCCATTCTTCTACAAAGAGAATATTCTCCTCACGAAGAAATTCTTTCAGCTTCTCACATGGAATGGATTTAAACTTGTCGGATCTTTTCCACGGATGCTTTTCTGGATTATTTCTGAGAAAGTCTGATCTAGCCTTCGACAAGGCTTTCTTGCGATCATCGGTAAATTTAGCCCCACACTCGTTGCAACAGTACTTACTTCTCTTTCTTTCGTGAGTATTCCCACATCTCTGACAGATTTTCATAGTTTTCAGCAAAATCACCGAAATATCAGTGATTTAAAAAATGGCCCGACCGAAGGGACTCGAACCCCCATACTCCAATTACTCGGTTAACGACGGCTTAGAAGGCCGTTGAGATACGGTCGGATTGTCTCGCAGTGTTCTAGTACTATACTACAGTCGTTATTTGTTGTCAAGAAGTTTGTTGCTGTTGTTTTAGAATCTTTATGAATCTTTTTCTTGAGCGTTTTTTGATCTTTGCTTGTCGAGTTTCTTCCATTTCTTGCATTTTTTGCAATTGGTTTTTATTCTTTATCTCATACAAAATATGAGAAGGGACAGAAATATTATGTTCCCTTTTCTTTTTTCTAAACAGTGCTTTCACTTCTTCAATAGTGATTTTGCACCATTCTGAATTTCTCTCAAATAGTGATAGAATGTTTTCTTCTTCAGATATCCTATCATCCACAAAATAATAATCTATCAAATAGAAATCTCTCAAAGGAGACGATGTTTGATATGATTTTAGTCGATCATTTACATCGATAGCTGATCCAATTTTAATAAAATTGGGCCAGGCAGGATTAGCTATTGCATATACATATCCCGCTCTTATTCCATTTGCAGATTTATTATTCTGTTTATATTTTATTTTCAATAAATCACGACGAACAAAATCATATTGAAGAGTTATTGCTCTCTTTCGAGTTTTGATTGATTCTACCTGACTAATTTTGAATAGAGGCAATAATACCTCGTGATACACAGTACGAATAAACTCATGATCAAAAGATACATCCATGCTCTTTGATGCAAGCCATGATTCGATGAGTTCTATGTTTTGATGATTCAATTTCATAAATTGATGGTGCTTCCAGCAAGGATTCGAACCCGCAACCTACTGCTTACAGGGCAGTTGCACTACCGTTGTGCTATGGAAGCATTTTATCTCTTTGGCTCCGGGTAAGGGAATCGAACCCTTCTATCCATTGATTAACAGTCAAGCCCATGCGCCTTGCTCGGGTTTCCCGGAACTGTTGTTTATAACCAAACAAAACATCCTATCAACTTTATTTATTCTACTATTATAGTGAACAAATTATTTATTGTCAAGACATTTTGTATTGATTACTGAAAGTATTTATGTGTGCTACTATAGCACTGAAAAAATCTTGTGTCAACTACAGTGTTGTCCAAATGCTACAAAGTAGTAGTATTGATATGGCCAAGACTAAATATCTATACTATTCAGTGAAGGAATGCTATGGCCACTATCAAATCCCTGTTCAAGAAGAACTTTGACCGCACCAGCTACACCACTATGACTCTTGACGAGTACCTAGAGCAGTGTAAATCCGATCCTCTAGCCTATGCCAGCGCCAGTGAGCGTATGGTCAGTGCTATTGGTGAACCCGAATTGATTGACACCAGCAAGGACTCAAGATTGAGCAGAATCTTTAGCAACAGAACCGTGCGCGTATACCCTGCGTTTCGCGAGTTCTATGGTATGGAAGACGCTATTGAGCGCATTGTCGGATACTTTCGTCACAGTGCTCAAGGTTTGGAAGAGCGTAAGCAGATATTGTACTTGCTAGGCCCAGTTGGCGGTGGCAAGAGCAGTCTGGCCGAACGCTTGAAAGAACTGATGGAGCAGTATCCAATCTATGTGCTGGCAACTGAAGATGGTACTATCAGTCCAGTGTTTGAAAGTCCGTTGGTTCTGTTTCCTGCTCGCGAATATGGTTCTGTGCTTGAGCGGGAATACGGCATCGCAGCACGATATCTAAACAGCATCATGAGTCCCTGGGCAGTCAAGCGATTGCGTGAGTACGATGGCGATCTGGACCGTTTTCGTGTAGTCAAGCTACAACCCAGTAAGTTAGAGCAGATCGCAGTGATGAAGACTGAACCAGGTGACGAGAATAATCAGGACATCAGCACGCTGGTTGGTAAAGTAGACATACGCAAACTTGAACGCTATAGTCAAAACGATGTTGACGCATACAGTTTCAGTGGTGGACTCAACCGTGCCAATCAGGGTATGCTTGAGTTCGTTGAGATGTTCAAGGCTCCTATCAAGGTTCTGCATCCACTGCTAACTGCCACGCAAGAGAACAACTATACTGGCACTGAAGCTATTGGTGCCATACCGTTCACTGGCATTGTGTTGGCTCACAGCAACGAGAGCGAGTGGCAGACATTCAAGAACAACAAGAACAACGAGGCATTCTTGGATCGTATCTGCGTAATCAAGGTTCCATACTGTCTACGCACTGATGAAGAGCAGCTCATCTATGAGAAGATGATTCGCAGCAGCGGCCTGGATAGTGCTCCCTGTGCTCCGCAGACCTTGGAAATGCTGGCGCAGTTCAGTGTTCTAACCAGATTGCGTGAACACGAGAACAGCACGCTATACAGCAAAATGCGTGTATACAATGGCGAAAACATTCGCGAAACCGATCCAAAAGCCAAAAGCATACAGGAGTATCGTGATGTAGCTGGCGTGGATGAGGGTATGGACGGTATCAGTACTCGCTTTGCCTATAAAATCCTGAGCCAAACTTTCAACTTCACTCCAGAAGAGATAGCTGCTGATCCAGTTCACCTAATGTTTGTGCTGGAGAATGCTATCAAGCGTGAGCAGTTTGGAGAAGAGCGCGAGAGCAAGTACATAGAGTTCATCAAAGCCGAACTGGCTACTAGATATGCCGAGTTTCTAGGTAACGAGATACAGAAGGCATACTTGGAAAGCTACAGCGAATATGGACAGAACCTGTTCATGCAATATCTATCTTATGCCGATTCTTGGATTCAAGATATAGATTTCAAAGATCCCGACACTGGTCTTCTCATGGACAGAGCACTGTTAAATTCCGAGCTGGAAAAAATCGAGAAGCCAGCAGGAATCAGTAATCCAAAAGACTTTCGCAACGAAGTAGTAAATTTCTGTTTGAGGGCGAAAGCAAAGTCCGGAAAAGATGTTCAATGGACCAGTTATGCCATTTTACGAGATGTAATAGAGCGCAGGATGTTTTCGCAGGTAGAAGATTTACTTCCAGTAATCAGTTTTGACGGCAAGAAAGACAAAGAAATGGAGAGAAAGCACAACGACTTCGTTGGTAGAATGACTGCATTAGGATATACCCCTCGTCAGACCCGAAGATTGTGTGAATGGTTCATGAGAATCAGAAAGAGCAATTAAATAATGAGAACTGGTCATTTATATAAAATAGTGAGAAAAAGTACCGGAGAATATTATTACGGCATTCACAAGGGTTTATGTTTTGATGGATATTGGGGGAGTGGTATAATAATTCGTGATTATATCAAAACACACGGCACAACCGATTTAGAATACAATGTATTAGTTATTGGACCATATGATTATATCATTGATATTGAATCTAAAATAGTCACGGAAACAGAAGTACTAAATGAACAATGCTGGAATTTAAAGACTGGAGGATATCGTGGTATTCCAGGAGAAAAAACTAGAGCATTAATAAGTGCATCCGGAAAAGGAAGAAAATATTCATCCGAAAGAACAGAAAAAATACAAAAATCCAGAGAGAGCAAGAAGGAAGAAATATATAAAAAGGTATCAGAATCAAATCTAGGGAAAATTAGAACTCCAGAACAATGTAAAAGAATTTCAGACATGAAAAAAGAAAAAATGTCGCACGAAACAAAAAACAAACTTCGTCTATCAAAGCTAGGAACAAAGAACCCCAGTTGGAAAGGATATATAAAAACTCCAGACGGATATTTCACAAACACAATGAGTGCGGCAAAATATTATAACATGACCAATTCCAACATAGGAAAAAGATGCAGAAGTAATAATCCTTTATTTAAAGATTGGGAAAGAGTTCAAATAATTCCCGATGATGCTATTATTTTGGATATTATATGAGCAACATCATTGACAGACGATTGAACCCACGAGACAAAAGTCTAAAGAATCGTCAGAAGTTCATACAGCGCAGTCGCGAGCAAATCAAGCGCGTGGTCAAGGAGACTATTGACAAGGGGAATATTGCTGACATTGAAGACGGCAAAGTTCGCGTAAAAGTCAAGGGCATTGATGAACCCGAGTTTGGTATTGATCCAAAGTCAGGCAACAAGAAGTACATACTGCCTGGCAATGACAAGTACCTAGTGGGCGACACTGAAAAGAAGCAGCAGGAGCAATCTGGCAGTGGCGGCAGCGAGGGTGGTCTAGGAATCAGTGAAGATGACTTTGAGTTCATACTCAATCAGGACGAGTTTCTAGACTTTATCTTTGACGATCTGGAGCTACCAGATTTGCTAAAGAAGCAGATGCGCGATGTTACCAAAGTATTACCACGGCGAGCAGGATACACCACCAGTGGCAATCCAAGTCAGCTAGATGTTATACGCAGCCTCAAGAATAGTATGGGTCGTCGTATAGGTTTACATCGCCCAAGCAATGAAGAACTAGAGCAATTGGAGCAGCAACTATTGTCGGCTCAACGGGCTCAGGATCACGAGCAGATATTGCTGATAGAGGAACAGATAGCAGAACTTCGTCGTCGCCAGATTACTATTCCCTGGATGGATCCAGTTGATGTCAGATACAGAAACTTTGTCCCACAGCCTCAACCAATGACACAGGCGGTTATGTTCTGCGTGATGGATGTCAGTGCCAGTATGGGCGAGAACGAGAAGAATCTTGCCAAGCGTTTCTTCTTCTTTCTACATATGTTCCTGCGCCGCAAGTACAGCAAGGTGGACATCGTGTTCATCAGACATCATGAAAGTGCGCTGGAAACTGACGAGCACGATTTCTTCTACAGCAAGGAAAGTGGCGGTACTGTTGTTAGCAGTGCTATCAATCTTACCAGAGAAATCATCACCAAGCGATACAATGTTGATGACTGGAACATCTATGTGGCACAGGCAAGTGACGGTGATAACAACAGCGGCGACAACAATCCACTGATAGGGGCAATGCATCAGTTGCTACCGCTTGTGCAGTATTTTGCCTATGTTGAAATCAAGAACCAATGGTACACCTATAACTTCAGCAACAATAGCTCACTGTGGAAATCATACACACTGCTGAACAACGAAGTCAACAAAATCAACATGCGTAGAGCAGAAGAGATGTCCGATATCTGGAAGGTATTCAAGGAGCTATTCTCCAAGGAGCGAACCAAGCATGGCTAAACTACTATACAACACCAATGACTGGACCTTTGATAGAATCCGCAGTGCTGATCGTGCAATAGCAGATATTGCACTAGGTGAACTGAAGTTGGATATCTATCCAAATCAGATAGAAATCATTGGCAGTGACCAGATGTTGGACGCATACAGCAGTCATGGACTACCCTTGATGTACAATCACTGGAGCTTTGGTAAGCACTATATACAGCAGACATATAGCTATAGAAAGGGCTATCAGGGTCTTGCATACGAAATCGTTATCAACAGCAATCCTTGCATTAGTTATCTAATGGAAGAGAACAGCATGACTATGCAAACATTGGTCATTGCACACGCTGCATACGGACACAATCACTTCTTCAAGAACAACTATCTGTTTCGTCAGTGGACAGATGCAGAAGGAATCATTGACTATCTGGCATTTGCCAAGAACTATATCAACAAGTGTGAAGATTCCTATGGTGTTGAAGCAGTGACCAAAACATTGGATGCCTGTCACGCAATCATGAACTATGGTGTTGATAGATATCGCAGACCAACCAAACCAAACAAGCGTCGTGAAGAAGAGCTACAAAAGCAGCGTAGCGAATATGTACAGCAGCAGGCCAATATACTCTGGAGCACTATACCATCCAAGGAATCCGACAAGACAGAAACAGTGACCAAGTTCCCAGAGGAGCCACAAGAGAACATTATGTACTTCATTGAGAAGCACAGTCCAAGTCTTGAAAGTTGGCAGCGCGAGTTAGTCAGAATAGTCAGAAAAATCAGTCAGTACTTCTATCCACAGCGTCAAACCAAACTTATGAATGAGGGTTGGGCCAGTTTTGTTCACCACTATGTGATGAACAGACTATGGGAACAGGGTAGGATCAGTGATGGTCATTACTTGGAGTTCATACACAGTCATAGCGGTGTGCTAACTCAACTTCCATACAATCACAAGTACTACAATGGGTTCAATCCATATGCACTAGGCTTTGATATGTTCACTGATATCCGTCGTATATGCACCGAACCAACTGATGAAGATTGTGAATATTTCCCAGACCTAGTAGGTAAGAACTGGATTGATGTTTGTCTGGATGCAGTGCAAAACTATCGCGACGAAAGCTTTGTGGTTCAATTCTTGAGTCCATCACTAATGCGTCGTTGGAAACTGTTTCAGATAGATGATAATCACGAAGATGATTTTGTCGTTATTAGCAACATACAAGACGCTGCTGGCTATCGTGAAATCAGACAAACATTGAGCAAGCAATACAGCATCAACAAGTGGCAACCCAAAATTGAAATCATTGATGCCAATCTAAAAGGTGGCAGAGAACTGACATTGCTGTATACTCCTACCAATGATGTCAAACTCAACAATCAGACCAACACAGTGTTGCGATTCATCGAATCACTATGGGGTTATCCAGTCAAGATTGAGACTGCCAAATAAGTTATACTAGACTATAGTAGAGACGGACATTAGATACTGTCTCATAAGTAATACTAGGAGGATATCTGAAATGTCAAGCATTCTACTACGACAGTACATAGACTTACTCAAGGAATCAAATCTAGAAGAAAAATGGGCCGCTGGTGGCAAGGTCAATCCAGAAGAACGCGGCAAGTATGCTGGCAAGACAAAAGCCGAGCTACTAAAATCTTACAATGCACTGAAGAAAAGTGGTCCACACAGTGTGGGCAGCCCAGAGTATGGACGCATGCGTGAACTGGCTTTTGCTATCAGAGCAAAGTCTGGCTGGGGCAAAGTCAAAGAAGACGGTTACGCTGACGAGTAATACTAATGACCTGCTGCGAATATATCACTCTCAATGAGTTGGGAGTAGGCACTATATTCGTCAAGTATACTGAAGTGATTAGCATAGAACTCACTGGAGCCTGTGCTAGTCGCATTACTTTGAGCAATGGATTCATCAAGATAGTAGCAGAAGATCCTTGTGAGATAGTACGCAAAATCACCAAACAAAAACAGCACTGCGAGAATGCTGCTGCAACATAGAATATATCAAATCAGCAGAGACATAAATGGACCGACGGACAGGGGTCGAACCTGCATCAGTATCTACGATACCACTCCATTACCTTTGTCCGCGTTCGTAGCGCAGGGGGATACCGTCGGATTGAAATTGGTGCTGATGGCGAGGATTGAACTCGCGGCCTCATTCTTACCAAGAATGCGATCTACCACTGATCTACATCAGCCGAATTGTTTTGTTAATGGTCTCGCACACAGGCTTCGAACCTGCACCTTCCTGACCCCAAATCAGGTGGACTTCCAATTATCCCAATGCGAGTAAAATGGTGGAAGACGGAGGAGTCGAACCCCATCCCATTCTTCATGAGAACCCAGTTTTCAAGGCTGGTCGGCCCACCAACGGACCTGCATCATCTTCCATAGCTGTTTACACACTCAACAGAGTGTGAATACTACAGCACACTGCAATTATTGTCAAGCAATGTGCTGTAGTATTAACCGAGTTTTTCGTTCCACAAGAGGAAGTTCATCATCGGTCCCGCCCGTTCGCTGGATGTTTATAGTGCCCAGCCTAGACCTCGTTTCTAGATTTCACACTCTGCGATCAACGAAAGCTACTAACTTTCTCACGCCAGTACTGATTCATCTTTAGATATTGATAACCACGCTCTAGTTTCTCTTTAACTAGTCTTTCTTTACGCTCATCACTCAACGCAGTTTCACGATACCATCGAGATGTATTATCAAATAACTTCTGTTTCTTCATATGCCCTTATAAGTAAGAAACCCCAAGATTTTTTGGTCTTGGGGTTCTGTTGTTAGAGTTATTAGTTTGTTACCTAATAATCCTGTACCGAACCCCTACATTACTAAAATCAATGCGTGTAGGTGCGGGCATGGACCAATTTGATCCTTGCTCGCAATATACTGATACTGATTTAAGTAATGTATGCATGATTTTATCTATTGTACTTTATTTATCACCGTGCGTCAAAATATATGGATAAATCAAATTTTTTGATGTTTTTTGGATTTACTATAGAAAATATGATTTCCTATACTAAAAACTGGATTATATGGCCAGTTTGGTTTTACGCTAGTGTTATGAAAGAACAACACATTGCTGGGAATAATATCACTCCAGGCATCTTCTGTCAATACTTTATGAGCAATCTCTTTAGCCAATTTATATTGAGGATTGTTCTCATTTGGTCTAGATTTACCCTGGCATACCCAACTGAACTGACAGCTACGAACTGATTCGTCACTATCAGGAACAGACACAATATGTGACTGATAGATGACCTTACAGGGATTACTACCGTATCCATGCAATATTCTATTCATTACCACTCTGGCAACAGCAATCTGTCCCATGTAGGGTTCATTAGCTGCCTCGTGATAGATATTTGCTGCCAAGCAGTTTAGATGCTCAATGTTTGGCAAGCTTACTGCATTTGATACACTATGTACTGCGTTAGTTGCTAATGCAACTGATTCATTTAGTTTGAATGTGTTATTAACATATGCAGCAAGAAAAACGGTCGCAAATAGCAACACAGCCAACAATTTAGTTGGCACAGTCATGCGTCTGTGCATGATTATTCTCCTTATTTTAATTGTTCCAGCAGTCGCAGTTGCAAATGGTTACTTCATTAATTGCTTGTTCTACTGTATAACTGGAATTAGCAGTGGTCACTAGATTATCACTAACTGGAATTTGACCAGTATAGGGTGAACCCGCTAAACTACCTGGAACAACACTATAACCCAATCTTTCTGGGCGAGGAGGAGGATCTATATACACTGTTAAGCATCCATCAGCTACACTGTATCCACTACCACTAGTCAATACTGTGATGCTAACAACACTGCCGTTTTCAATATTAGCAATAGCAGTTGCACCAGATCCACTTCCACCAAAAGACCCACCATAGGGCCCTATTCTTACTTTAGGAGGACTAGATACACTGTATCCTGATCCACCATAGGTAACTGTTATTGTTTCTATTCCTCCTTGTTGATTGACGGCACATATTTCTGCACTTGCACCATTTGGATCTAAAACACTAGGAACATCACTTTCCAAAGACCCAAAAGTATTTAGCAATCGTTGAGCATTTCTAGCCTCACGCATACTGGCAATAATAGATTGGCCACCCAGCGTATTGACATCACTGATATTCTCTATTACTGATGCCTCTCCACAATATTGAGTTTGTAATGCCCATTGAGACAAACTCTCAACCCAATTTTTAATCCAAAATCTGCCAACATCAGTGTATATATCAAAATTAGTTGGTATAGCATAGGGAATAGCTCGTTGCTCAATGAATAATTGTCTGCCTATTTTGTCCCATACTGCATTTAGTTTGGCAACAAGCTCGGCATTAGTTTCCATAATACGCAGAATTTCTAAATTGGCCGCATCTATTAAGTCCTGTACAGGAACACTAGCATTACCATCTACTAGCGGAGTTAGTTTATAAATCGGAGTTTGTGCTGGCAAAGCAGTAGCAAGTCCTGGAGAGAAATAAACGGTGCTAGTATTAGTAGCTGCGTCATATCCAGTGGTGGTCACTACATATATATTGGTGGGGCTAGATTGAAACGCTATCTGTGATCCAGCAGGAATAAGACTGTTGATATCTAATTGAACAGTGATTACATTACTACCAGCTGGACTATCAGTTTGAGATGCAAACAGTGTATATGCATACTCGGGAGGAACTGGAGGTCCTGGGTTTATTGTTGCGTTAGCCCACCCCTTGCCAGCACTAATCAGTTGCCAATTATTGTTCAGTGATTGTTGATATAACTTACTATAAACATTCCTGAGATTATCGGTCATACACTGCTGTAATAATTCCAGTGCAGTGGCATAATAATCACTGTACGGCAATCCACTCATTGCCCCATAAAAATCACACAGTCTGTATAATCCAGAGTTTCCACTACCCAATGCTGTTAATGCTAGTTCTTGATTGGCCAACTCTGTGTTTCCAGGAGTTCCTGCATTGTTTACTAGTGGAAGATCCTTGTTAGTGACTTCAAGATTACTAACAACCTGTGCAAAGCTTTCAAACTGCATTGAGGTAATGTTCTTGATTTGGCCCATACTAACAGCAAATGCACCACAGGCAATCTGCAATTCAGTTGGCAATATTCCCACAAGATAGGTACCGTGATTTGGAATTCTGCTGTTTACTCCACTTCTGCTATAGATAAAGTCGTATACTTTTGCGGTAGGAGCATCTACGGTATATCTTGGTACAGTTAAGCTGCCCCAACTATTGGGAAACATTTTGATAGGATTTAGTAAATCAGCCAGTGAGTCTAGACCGCTAGTAGTGCAGTTTATAATAGTAGCAATGCCCTCAAGATCCACTTGCTTTATCAGATTGAATGCACGATAAATCTTATTTTCTTGAGCAATGCTGGGAATATAGTCTGGAATGATAAGTTCATCTAATTCAGCAACTGTTAATTCAGATAGTAACAGTGCAAATCGTAGTGCTGAAGTATATGCTCCAACACTGTTCAAGTTTTTGAGTAATGCACTAGGTAATCCAAATCTGTTTATTGATTCAAGATTTATGCTTTTGCCTAGCGCAATGCAATCATTGCCGAATAACTTGAATGATAAGCTAACTCCACTTATATCAGCAGTAGTCAAATCATTGATATTACTGTATGTACCACGAATGAAATTTTTAGTATTAACGAAATTTCCTATAGTAGCATTAGCTCCACCATACCAATTCACACATGTGCTGAATGATTTGGTAAATTCAGTGTATTGATTTCTGCGACGAGTTTCATAGTTATACCAGAATTCATAATACGCTTGACGAGCCACTGTACCAATAAATCCATTCTTAAAATACTCATCGTATTCAATTAATTCCTGATCTCGCACTCTGATATCTGGTCTGGGATAGTAGGCCGCGGCATAGGTATCATCTGTGTTCTGCCAGCTACTTTTCCCTGGCCATGCAATAACCCAGCTGTATGGATAGTTCCACTGATAATCATGTGTATATGATCCAGCAGTTGTTGATCCCCACTGTCTGTAAACATAGCTATTGTTACCAGTCACTGGATAATCTTGTGGAGGATATGTTGGATCCACCATGTTCAAAGTACCGCTACTCTGAACATTATAATACTGATCCACAGTCTCGTATTTCCATGTTCCATAGCCTGCATAACTTGTTTGAAATGCATACGGTCTACTGTTTCCTAGTGCAGGGCAATCAACCTCTGGCAAGTTTACTGGGCGACCTATAGTTAGTGCCGCACGATAAACATCAATGTTTAGATTGGCACTCTCTACCATTGAGTAGAATCCAGGCAACGCTAGTGTAATATCCTCTAGTCCAGTATCTACCGTGATACTGCCCTGCGTATACTGTTCTGGAGTCCAAAATCCCTGATATGATACAGCAGTATTGCTAATAGCAAAACCACTGTTATTTGTCAGACTACTCTGAACATTTAACTCTAGACTGGTTGGAGTGCCATTTATACTCATAGACCAATTGATACTGTCAATGAACCCGCTGGTGATCTCAACACTGGTCTGCCCTCTGCAAATACAGTAGCACTATGACTTGCAGGAGTAATTGTTCTGGTAGGTTTTTTGTGTATAAGCAAACTAACATGTGTGCCAACGGGGCGACCTTCACAGAATACAGTAGCTGCGCCATTAACTATTCTGCCTCGTGGAATTCCAGGATCACCAACTCGTCCCAATGTTGCCATAATTATTACCCCAATACTATTCGCTTACTAGCAGTTGTGATTCCAGTGGTAGCCTCAATATACTTGATTCTAATCTGATCTGCGGTTTCACAATACATAGTAATTGCTCTAGTATTTAGCGTTACCGATTTGTCTTTTTCGGCAGTAAACATACTGGGCATCAAACCAATACCCTGTGGGCCTGGTGCTACGCTTAATGGCTCACTTAAAGTGATAGTATCAGCATCTACAGCAATAACTTTGCTGATAACTTCTTCTCCACTGGATAATTTCAGTGTGTATACTTCATTCAATTCAATGTTTTTCATTTTAGTCTCGCTACAAGTTCTTGATATCCGCCCACATATTCATCGTCTAGAAAGATTTGTGGTACTGATCTGGCGGTGGGTACTGCCAGTAGCAACTGTTCTTTGGTCCAGTCACTAGTGTTAATATTACGCTCTTCATACTGTATGCCCTTTAGTTTAAGCAATGATTTTGCCTGTTCGCAATAGGGACAATTATTCTTGCTCCATACAATTGCATGCATGGTAATCTCCTCTTCAAATATTACTAGTATCGTATGTTTTATTGAAGATGTCAACTTTTACTACACCATAATCGCCTGGGCCGTGTCTGACAATATAGTCTTTTCCAGCGTTATATTGTAGATCTCCCCAACTTGCGTGAACAACACCATCATGATCAGCCAGTTTAGCTAGCTTGATTATCTTCTTTGGAGTGCAGCGACCATTACCAAGATCATCTTTTAGATTGTGAAAAGTTTCTGGACTAATTGGATATTGCTCGCCTTTTGGTCCAGTCATTATATAGTACCCAGATTCATACTTAACTGGGCCCTCTAATGTTTGAACTACTCCTGGCTCTAGAGCTACATCATAACGCTCTACTGCTGGAACTTTATAGGTTTCAAAAGAGCCAGTCTTGAACCAAGCATCATTAATTTGATTAGCTGATTCGTTCACAATGTTTAGTAATTTTCTGAATGCTGAAGTCATGTTATATTCCTTTTAAAATTCCAGCGATATAATCTTCAATTTTAACTGACGGGTTCCATCCAAAAGTCTGTCTTATCTTGGTATTGTTTGCAAGAGTTATCCTGGCTTCTCCCTGACGAGGAGGTATGAATTTGATGTCATCAGATATCATTTTAGCCAATTCTAAAATAGAATGATTGCATCCAGTTCCCACATTATAAACTTGTCCATATGGATTTTCATCTACACTAAATTGCTTGAGCATTGCTGCAATGTTTGCTGAAACTACATCTGACACATGCACAAAATCTCTGCGTTGCTCACCATCCCCAGTAATAGTCAATGAATTTCCAGACAGATGTTGTCTTAAAAATAATCCGACCACTGGGGCATATGACCCTTTTACTGGTTCGCGAGGTCCATATACATTGAAATATCTGAATACAATTGTAGGAAGCTTGAATAGATCGCTGTACATTTTGCACAGCTTTTCTCCTGCTATTTTACTAACACTATAGGGATTTAGACAATCATCTGGCATGTCTTCTGATTGTGGGAATATCTTGTTCAATCCATATCCACTGGAAGTTGAACTGTACATTACTCGTTTAACACCAGACTCTCTACTACACTGTAGTACAGTCGCAGTTCCCTGCATATTGGTTCTAACTGCCAATAGAGGATTATCTATGGTCTGCTGAATTCGCGACTCGGCAGCACAATGAAAAACATAATCTGCGTTATCGTACAATGCTCTAGTACTAGAATAGTCTGCGATGTCTAATTTGTGATATGTAGCAGCACTATTATAATAGTACTTGTCATTGACTTCTGCTGATTCATTGTCAATTACTGTGACATTGTGACCAAGCTCTATCAACTTGTCAACAATATGTGAACCTATGAATCCTGCACCACCTGTTACTATTGATTTCATAATGAATATTTAAATGGATAATCAGTACATATTCCGAATATGTTCTCTAGTTCAATTGGCTCGTAATCGCATTTTTCGGGCATGACTGCTATTGATTTTTTAGAAATCAAGGGTTTTCCCGGATAAGTCCAAATAAAATTACTAGAAGTTAATGTTACAGTATCTTCTTCGTGCCAAAAATATTCTAAATCAGTTGATAACAATTTATCAAGAGCCTCTAGATTTTTGCAATGAATCCAAAGATTTGGTGTTCTTAAAAATTCATAGTCTATATTATATGTTGGATTATCATGACCTAGCCACCATTTATCATTGATATACCATATATCTATTTCACAGTGAAATCCAATATTAAGTGTCTTTAATATAGTTTCTGGCCTATTCTCTAAATCAGAATCAGGCCCCTCTAGTAAACCACGATGTGCAATTATTATCATACTTTAATATTATTCTTTCTCAACACATGATTAACAATTTTTTTCTCGGAAATAGTCAATTCAGAATGTTTTAGTCCGTTGAAAAGTAATCTATGAGGAGGTTCATGATGACTATCTGAACATATTGGTTTATAAAATTCATTGCTTATAAAATTGCAAAAGTTAGTAAACTTATTTCTGTGCATGCCGAATATTAAATCATTAGGGAAAACATTCCCATTACTAATAATCGCGATAGACTCGGAATCATCTATTTCAAATTTATTCAGAATCAAGTCACATCTTGTTTTAATAACGTAATCGTATTTAATCTGATTATCTTTCTCATATTTTTCGAGTAATTCATATGCTTGAAGCAGTTTTCTATATTGCAGCACCGAGTGTGGATGATTCTTAAAATTTGGATGAAGTTGATTATGTAATACATTATCATAATGAGCACGAACATCAGATATAGACTCAATGACATAATTTTTCAAATTGAAATCTTTAAACAAATCTAATATTTCGTCGTTAGATAGAAAGCAATCACTCGAATCGTGAATACTATTCTGAACTGCGGGATGATAACCATATCTTAAGTCATAAGTAGACAAAAAAATATCATAATCTAGATTTGAAAAAACAGATCTGAAATTTTCTTTGCATTGATCCCAAGTTCTTATATTTCCTATTAATAATATTGCTGTTTTCATTTTACAATGTAACCAGTGGGAGTCTTCACTTTTGTAGGAATCAATTTTAGTTCAAATTCTTTTACAAATCTATCAACTCCATTTGATTCACTCCATCCATGATATCCGTACTCATCAAAAACAACTATGCCACCATCTACTATTTTATCCCACATATTTACTAAAGTATAATAAGTCGGATCACCTAAATCTAAATCCAAATATAATATGCTTATTCTTAATCCAGGTTTATCTTCAAGATATGACTTACTAGTATGCTGAATATCTCCCTCTATCAAATCGAATCTATCATTAGAAAATCCAGAATTAAGTATTTTAGTTTTGATATTATCTTTGGATAATTCATTAATTTCCAAATCTTTACATCTATCAAACACTTGTTGCATTAAATGTCTATCTACGTTATTACTCAAGTCATTGACGAATGTAGGATTAAAAAAATCAAAACCTAGAACTTTTTTAATACTGTTTGGCTCATTCATTTGCAATATCTTGAGCCATGTTAACATTCCAGAGCCTTTAAAAACACCACATTCAACGATATCACCGATTAAATGTTTAGTCATTTCATAGAACTTGATTCTACTGTACAACTTATTGAATACATTTCTATCTGTGCTAAAAATAAAATTATTGAAATTATCGTATATGCTTTGATTATCATTGATATTTGAATTAGTGTTGTATAAATTAATCATTGAATTAATAATCCTTAATTATTGAACCATTGACGAACCGGGCCTTCACGATCTGTTTGTCTATTTTCAGATATGATGTCATGATATTTATGTACTACAAAAGAGCGATCTGTTTCTATTAAATAGTCTATTAATTTTTGAAACGATACTCCTCCCCAACTTTGTTGAGAAATATTTATCAATGACATTAATTCTATGGACAAAAAATGACAAGAAAAATCTCTTACTACATAACAAGAAAAAAATTTAATTTTAATATCATTGATAGTTATATCTGTTCTAAGATAAAAATCGGTATTAGTGCTCTGATTTTTATCTTCCACAAAAAAGGTAATATCATCAGATTTAATAAATTGTTCTCTTTTAATATATTGCAATATATCTTCATCAGTGACTCTTTTTTTTGCATTTATAAATGGGGCAACAAAATATATTAAATTATTAACGGAAATTCTATTTAGAATATCATCAAAATAATTCACCGATAACAAGCTATCAGATTTAACTAATAAAACTCTATCGTGCTTGTCATAGTGTTTTTGACAATAGTTTTTTATTGCGAGAATATCTCCACCCAATGTTTTGGAAGTATTCTCATCATAATCAAATACTTCTACAGCATCAAAAAATCTATTTAAGGAATATTTTTTAAACAATGTCAATAAAGATTGATTTGAAAGTTCAGAACTATGAGAATTATATATGTAAAGTTTATTAAACTTTTTATCACAATTCTGAATTGAAAAACTGTGAAATGTCAATTCAGCATTATAATGATTTAAAGTTTTATGTGTTATAAAAAAACATATATTTTTCATTATTAGTCCTTATAATTACTCAAGAAATAGTTTAAATCTTCTGGAGTTCCTATTCCCCACATTTTGTCAATATTCTTCACACGAATTTTTTTACCGTCAGCTATTGCTTGATTGAATACTGGACAGACGTAAAACTCATTATTAGTTCGAATATTTTTAGAAATCATCTGTTCAGCATATTTAACATAGTCAGAACCATGTCTCCAATAATAAATTCCAACAGTTGCTTGATCTGAAATCACTTTCTTTTCAGCAACTTCAGAAACAAAACCATTATCATCTAATTTGGCATATGACCACTTTGGATGAGTGGCATTGAATGTAAGAATTCCGCCGTCAATTGAATCCGCAGAAAATGCGTACATGCATTCATTTGAATTCCATTCAACATATTGATCTGAGTTTGCCATTACCAATGAGGCATCATTGTCAATATATTCTTTTGCCAGCAATGTAGTACATGCCGCTCCTTCTGTTAGTCCATCTACCTGAACAATTTTACAATTTGGAGCTATCAAATTAAGCAAATATTTCAAATTGTATTTTTCATAATGTTCTCGCTGAACTAAAAAGATATAATTTGCTTCTATGTTAAGATTCTCAACAACAACCTGAATCATTGGCTTTCCATTGACCTCAATGAGCGGCTTAGGAAAAGTATATCCAGCAGCAGAAAAACGAGATCCTGCGCCAGCCATTGGTATCAAGACATTCATCTTACTATCTCTCCATGGAAGAGATTTTTTACTTGTACCTTCAATGGTATTCATAATGTCGTATATCCTTTGTAACATTTGTTCTGAATTGACTTCTTTTGCATTTTCTACCGCAAGTAAATGAGCGCCAGAATCTAGTGCTCCCTGTCTTCCGATATGACTGTCTTCAATAATAATAGTATTTTTAGGCAATGCATTAAGAGCAATCATGCATTTCCAATACATTTCTGGATATGGCTTGGTGCGAGATACATCTTCATTGCTGACAAAATAATCAACATCATCCATTACACCAATACTCAATAGTGATAGTTTCACTGTCTCTCGTATAGAATTTGAAGCCACTGCAATTTTATAACCACGCGATTTTATTTTCCTAAAAATCGACTGTAGCAAATATTCTTTATTAAATCCACGAACAAGATTAAATGTTGCTTGTTGTTTATCTTTCCATATCTGATCATATGTTGAGATTGGAAGACCTTTTTCTTCCGTGAGCATTTTAAGCTTTTTGGTCGTGTTTAGACCGTCATATTTGCTGAGATGCTCTTCTCTGCTAATTACAAATTGTTCACCGACTTTACGAAGTGCAGCATTTAGAGCGTCATAGTGCAACTCACGAGAGTCTAACAATACTCCATCTAAATCGAAAATTATTAGTTTATTCATGGCGTGTCATTGAATTTCTGAAATAACACAAAAGGGTCTTGCCCTAATTGATGATCCGGAATCTTATGAGATTCAAACATATCTAATTCTGAGTGTTTAGACATTAATAATAAGCCCTGATCATCGTCCACTATATTTTGATTATTAAGCTCAATCCAGCTTCTTTCCATCAAACTGTCTAACAATGGCCACATTTTTTTATGTGCTACAATTTGAGCACCTAAGACATGAACGTCGTTATTAATTACAATGTCAATAAAAGATCTATTTGGATTTTTATCTTTGTATTCAAAAAGATGAATTTTATTAGGATCAAAATTATATGACCAGATTTTTGATCTAGGAACTTTGTTAGAAGTTCTCATATAGCCAAAATCTATCCACGCAATCATATCATTTTGTGGAAGATTCTTTTTAATTGCCTCATTGACAAATCTTGCTTTTAAATTTGTCACCAAGACATAATATGAGTTCCAATACTCAGGATTTTTAATTTGACTTTGAGGAATTAATCTAATAAATTCTTCAGAATTTTGAATTCTACTAATAGTTTGCAAAAGACTTGCATATTCACTGTCTAAATCCATACAAATAATATTAGTTTTAAACAGTCTGTCTTTTGTTATTTGTTTTATTCGATCATAATGTTCATTATTGATTATAACAGTAATATCGTTTTCCAATTGACATAAACGACTAAAACAATCCATATAGGTATCTACTGTTCTAGCTAGATAATGAGGATATCCCTTATCTTGAGTCCAATTTGCTCTACCTATATCAAAAAATGCTGTTACAATTGAAATTTTATTCATGATTATTTCTACTTTAAAAAAACCTCTTCAAATTTCTGTATTACATTTTCTGGAGAAAATTCTTTCACACGATCACTCCAGTTTTGTTTGATACTATTTATGTTTCTCACAATGTGATCTAATTGATTAATAGAGCTATACAAGGTGCCAGAGTTTTCTAACATGACTGTATGATTCTGATCTATACCTAGAGCACAGGCAATCACTGGCTTGTTATGAAACAAAAACTCAGCAATTGCTAATCCAAATGATTCCCCTCTTGCTCTAGCGTGGATCATAGCATCACATGTAGCAATAAAATTGCTCTTGATTTGCAAATCATGAATCTCATTGATGAATTTTACATTTGGATGTTCGCAGAATTTTTCAGTACCCACAAACAAAAACACATAGTCATTAGTACTGTTCACCAGATTGACGATGTATTGTTTAACTTCTGGAATGTCAAAAGTACTGTAACCACCTATTCTACCAAATACGATTTGGTCATCACTGATATTCAGAAACTTTCTATAATTATCAGTTGACTGCGGAAGAGTCACAATGTGAGGGACAAAAGGTATAGTTCCGTTTGACATTTTATCTGATAGCCATTTAGAAATGTAAGCATATACATCTCCATAGGGTTGATAATATTGAAACACACTGTGTATAACATTTTTGCAGACACTCGGGAGTGGTTCTTTATTTCCAGATGTTATGAAATATGCTACATCTACTTTCAATTCTTCTAGCTTTTTATCAAGTGCTCCTCGTTCATATGAGCAAACATTGTATTCTTTACTCAATGAGTCAATGATACTAGGAACATTGCCCATATCAGGATCATTAGGATAGCTAGAACAATATGTTATTACTGGATCTAGTCCTCGTAAATTTCTCAGATACTTACAATAATCAGTGACGGCCACCGTAGTTCCGCGATAGTTTAAAGTATTTGTATGTAAAAGAATCTTCATCGAATTGTTTTACCATTATATGAGAAAGTAGTTGAACTATGAAATCCTTCAGTGCTGAATGTTCCTTTTATTACTTCATCACATCTTTTACAAAATAGTTCAATATTTTGAGCCATTCTTGATTGAAATAAGTGATACACAGCATTATCATATACTGTACCTATTCCAAAATATCCAAGACTGCCCAGAGACCATAAACCCTCGCTTGGTTCTCTTTCAAAAAAAGTTGGAAACAAACTACGATATCTCCAACCAAGCTCCTCGGCTCTATAACATACTTCTTCAGCAATGTCTCCTCTTCTTGTTGCTAAAAAAGAAGGATTACCTAGCTTACGATAAAATTCTCTGTTTATACAATAAAATCCCGGGCCTGCATAAATGTGACATTTAGGATGTATGTGATTAGCAACTTGAGCTATTCCAATCAGAGTTTTGTTATTGTAAACATACTCGATATATTCAAGATACTTCTTATTCAGAGGGATACAGTCTGGCTCAAAAAATACAATCACATCGGACTCTGAGCGTTCTAGAAC